TTTTAGGATAAAAGTAAAACAAACTGATGGTTCTATTAAGACTTATATCGTAGAAATTAAACCACATGCTCAAACTAAACCTCCTGAGTATCCTGGCCGTAAAACTAAACGATTTATTACAGAATCCTTAACATTTGTTAAAAATCAGTCAAAATGGAAGGCTGCAGAAGAATGGTGCAAAGATCGTGGTTATGAATTTAAAATAATAACTGAACGAGAACTAGGTATATAAGCATATAAATAATATTATGGCAGATTTAAGAGATATTTTTAATAAAAATCAATATGATTTAGGTCAAGCTGCAAAAAGATCAAAAACTTGGTTTCAGCAGCAGTCTAGGCTATTAGCTCGTCAACAAATTACACCAAATAAAGTAATGAAGAGTGATCCTAGTCAAAATGTATCTAGAGTTATACCTGGAAATTTATATATGTTTCTTTATGATCCAAAACATAAAGATACCTTACCATATTATGATATGTTTCCTTTAGTATTTCCTTTTAAAGCTGAATCAGATGGATTTACAGGAATTAATTTACATTATTTACCATATCAAATGAGAATAATGTTACTTCAAAGACTACTAGATTTTGCAAACAACAAAAAAATGAATGAAACAACACGATTAAAATACTCATGGCAAATGATTGATGGCGTATCTAGATATAAACTAGCAATGCCATGTGTAAAAAGATATTTAGCATCACATGTTAAAACAAATTTACGATTAATACCTGCAAATGATTGGGGAACAGCAATGTTACTACCAGTTGAACAGTTTGTAGGTGCATCAAAACAAAAAGTTTGGCAAAATTCACTAAGAGGTTAATATGGCAAAAGCAAAAGTAAGTGATTTTATAGCTCAAGTTAAGTCTCAAGGCTTAATGCGAAATAATAGATATATTGTAGAAATGACATTACCAAGAGCATTAAATGCTGGAGGTATTGATTTAAGAAAAGTATTATTATTTTGTGATACTGTTACTATACCTGGGGTTACAATGACTTCTACACCAGCAAAAACCTATGGTGAAGTAAGAGAAATGCCATGGGAAAGATTATTTCAGCCTGTATCAATGTCATTTTATGTTGATAATGCAATGCATGTTAAAAAAGTATTTGATCAATGGAAAGATCTTATCCAAGATCCTGTTACTAGAGATATTGGATATTACATTAATTATACAACAGATATTCAAATAGAAATATTTGATATTGATGAGAATGCTAGATATAGAGTAACACTATATGAAGCATATGTTAAAGATATTGGATCTATTCAAATGGATATGGCCAATAGAGATGTTATGAAACTTCCTATTACTTTCCAATACAAATATTGGAAATCTACTGATGCATATTCATCAGTAAATCCTAGAGACAATAGAGGGTTCTTTGAAAAATTATTTAGTGGATTACTTGGAGACACATTAGGAGTTCCAAAAAATTACTTTAATAATTTTGGCGGATTTCAAAAAGATTATAATACAATGACACCTAATTTAGGTGGTCAAAAACTTTCCGGAGCTTCATACCGGTTTTAGTAGAGGTAGATAATGAGTACTGATGATAATTTATCTAAAGTGTTCGACACAGAACCAATGGATAAAACAGAGATTATAAAAAAGGACGGCACTGTATTACCAGCTAAGTCCAAAAAGATGGAAGAGAATATTGATTTTGATTACGATCGATCTCGTGATAACCTTCATGGATTACTTGTACAAGGTCAAGACGCATTAATGAATGCATTAGAAATAGCAAAACAATCCGAACATCCTCGAGCATTTGAAGTTGTTGGGAATTTAATTAAGCAATTAGCTGACGTGAATGAACAATTGCTTAATTTACACGATAAAAAGCAAAAGTTAGATAACCCTAAAGGTTCTGAAAAGAAAGAAGGTGTTACTAATAATAATGCTATTTTCGTAGGTAATACTAATGAGTTGAATAAATTACTAGATAATCTAAATAATAAAGGAGACTAGATTATGGCTTTGCCAATTCAGAATGCGGTAACGTATTCTTTGAAAATTCCTTCTACAGGACAACAAATACAGTATAGACCATTTTTAATTAAGGACGAAAAGAATTTATTGATTGCACAGCAATCTGAAGATCCTAAAGTAATGGTTGATTCTTTAAAGAATGTTATTAAAAACTGTATTAAAGATGATATTAATGTTGATGAATTAGCAACATTTGATATTGAATATATGTTTACACAGATAAGAGCTAAATCTGTAGGTGAACAAATTGAATTAAATATGAAGTGTGATAAATGTGTTGATGATGAAAAAGCTGTAACAAAAGTATCAATTGACATAACACAACTTGAAGTTGATATTCCAGATAATCATAATAAAAAGATTGAATTATTTGATGATGTTGGTATTGTTATGAAATATCCATCATTTGATATTATTGGAGATTTAGCTAATTTAGATGAAAATAATATAGATCAAATGTTTGACCTAGTTATTAAGTGTATTGATAGCATTTATAATTCTTCAGAAATATTTCATTCTAAAGAACAAACAAGAGAAGAAATAGTTGAATTTTTAAATAATCTTTCTTCAGAACAATTTGCTAAGATACAAGGGTTTTTTGAAACAATGCCTAAATTATCTAAAGCAATTGAATATGATTGTCCAGTTTGTCAGACACATCATAAAAAACTAATAGAGGGTATGCAGAATTTTTTTTAGTAAATCTCTCTCATGAAAGTTTATATAACTTTTATAAAATGAACTTTGCATTAATGCAGTATCATAAATATAGTTTAACAGAACTTGAAAATATGATACCCTTTGAGAGAGAAATTTACGTATCTTTACTAATACAATACCTCGAAGAAGAAAAACAAAAACACGAGAATAAGCAATAATGGCAGAAGAAATACAAATTAAACCTGAAGTCATAAAATCATTAAAGAGTAGTATTGAATCTTTAAGTGCTAATATTGTATCTTTAAATAAAAATTTAGAGGAGGTTATTTCTTTAAATTCACAAGATGCTGAAGACGGTTTAGACGCTGAAAATGCAAAAGAGCAAAGAACTATCTTTACACGCATGGTTGAGTATCTCAGAAAGATATCAGAATCTAATGAGAAAAAGAAAAAAGAAGATGATGGTGGTTTAGGCAAATGGGCACTACTTCTAGGTGGAGCACTTGGTTTAATTATTGCTGCTATTCAAGCTAAAGTAAAAGCATTCACTATGTTAAGTAGTGCACTGGCAAAAGTTGGAAAACTTGTATTTTCTGGAATTAAACTTGTTGCAAAAGCATTTGATTCTAAATTTTTAAATGGTACTATTTCAAAAGCAATCGGAAAATTTGTTTCCACATTTAAATCAGTATTTTCATCTTTAAGTAAATTTGTTAGTGGTATTGGAAAATCTAAAGGTGTTCAGTTATTTACTAAAGGCATAAAATCTGTATTAGGTTTTGTTACTAAAGTAGGAAAAGCATTACTAGGATTTGCACAATTTATTGGTAAAGCTATTGGTGGTGTAATTAAAACATCAAAAACTGTAATGGGATTCTTTGGAAAAATTGCTGGATCATTTTCTAAATTTGGTACACTTGTAGGAAATGTTGCTAGAATAGCAGGAAAAATATTTTTGCCAATAACATTAATTATGGCAGCCTTTGAAGGTATTAAAGAAGCTATTGATGGATTCAAGTCAGATGGAATAATTGGTGGTTTAACTGGATTTATTAAAGGTGTAATTAATTCAATTATAATGAAACCATTAGATTTATTAAAAGATATGGTTTCATGGATTCTAGATAAGCTTGGATTTGATAATGCATCTGAAGCGCTTGATTCATTTAGTTTTGAAGAGATATTTAGTAGTATAATGGATACTATTATGGGATGGTATAAAGGCGCTATAAATTGGGTTAAAGAAAAATTTACAAATGTAAAAGATGCTATCGGAGCATTCTTTGGTAAAAAGCCTACAGAACTTGAAGCAGAACGTGATGAAGCTAGAATGGACTATGAAACAACTAAAGCTACTGCTGAAACTGGTGCAATGGGTAAAAATGAAGATGGTGAACGCGTACAATTTAGACGTTCAGTAAATGGTGTACCTGATAAAGCCGGTGCTATGGCTCAAATGAAATCTGAAGGCTATACAGAAATGACGCCTGATGAGATTAAAGCTGAAGTTGCTGAAGAGCGAGCTAATTATGATAAAGCTCAAGACAGATTAGATAGATATAATGCTAGACCTAGCCTTGCAAAAATTGTTAGTCCTGATTCTGGTTTAGCTGAAAGTGTTCAACCTGCAGCACCCCAAGGTGGAGATGTTATTGCTGGTGCATCATCAGAAGTTGACTCATTAAAAACTATGCCAGCAGCTTCAAATAATAATGTTGCAGTAAGTTCTCCTACAACAAACATTAGTAATTCAACAAATAATAATTTAATTAAACCTCCAGTAAGAAATGTTGATCCATCATTAAATCAATATTATCGAAATAAATTCCAAATGGCATTATAAGAAAGGGGCCGAAGCCCCTTTTTCTTAGTCTTGATCCGCTATCTTTTGAAAATAACTCATTACATCATCGTCATCATCTGAACTGAGTGAGGGTTCAGGTGCTGCCGAAGCTACAGGTTCAGGAGCAGGAGCTGCTTTATATTCTGGAGCTGGTTGTGATGGTATATCTTCTTGTACTAAATCAGAAGCAGAAGCAGCTACGCCACCTTCACCACTGAGTACTTGATCAAGTTTAGTTTTAAGTTCTTCATATGATTTGAAGTTCTTACGATCTAGGAATTCTCCTAGTCTATATTGTTTATTAACAACTTCTAAGATTGCTTCATCTGATGGTGCAACCGGAGTTGGATCAGAGAAAGATGATGAATCATAGTTAGGATAACCTTCAACTTTTTTCATTCTAAGTTTAAAGTTAGCACCTTCCCATAAATCAAACACATTTACAGGTTTCTCATCTTCAAATGTAGGTTTAGCTTTATCCATAATCTTATCAAAGATACGTTTACCATATCTAAATAACATTACTTTACCTTCATTTTCTGGGTTTGCAGGATCAGCAATAACAAGA